AGCTTGTCAGTCACTTCGAGACGGACTGCTTTGTCGATGTTCTTGGCATCCATCTCGTCGAGCAGATCAAGGAACGCTCCGTTGAAGTCGTCTTTGTTTTTGATATCCGTGAACTTCTTCTCTGCGATCAAAGAATCCGCTTTCTTCGCCGAGTCCTTGCGCACTTGCTCGATGCGTTGCGTTGCGCTCTTCTTCACCGTGTCGGGGATCATGTCTCCAGCATCAAGGATGGTCTTGCGCGCGAGCAGGTAGTTTCCGTCTTTGAGCGCGATAGCTACCTCGCTATTGAACGCCTGTGTTTCAGCGAACGCCTGTTCCGCTGCGAGTTGTCGTCCTTTTGCTTGCGCCCATATCTCAGCTTGCTTCGCGACATCCGGCTTGTTGTAAATCTTTGCGAGGTCTTCTAGGAACTGGATGTTCTTCGGAACCGGGATTGCTTGTGCGTTTGCCAGCATCTCCGCCTGTAGAGCTTGTCCTTCTGGTCCGAGTTGCTTCGCCTTCGACAGTACTCGGAACTCTTCATACAGCACATGGTTCAGCTTGTCCTTGACATAGAACGACTGCGACGTGTGGAACTGAAGCTCCATGCGCACGCCTTGTGGACTGACCAGATTGATGTTCAGTCCTTTGTAATCTGGACGCAGCAACCACGCCGGATCGAACTTGTTGTTCTTGTAGCCTAGCTCTGCGAACTTCTGCATCGCTTCTTGAATGGCTTTGATGTACTCGTCTTCTGAGAGCACGTAGGTATATCGAAGCGAATCTGAAATCTGTTCCGCCGCCTGATCAAACGTGAGACCACGATCTCGTGCGTAGGTTTGAATCTTGCGCGACGTGGAGTCGAGGTCTTTCATTCTCCAATGCAACGAACCTTCTTCGACTAGCGGACCGTCCTTGACGATTGCCGCGTCGGGGAACTTGGCTCCGACATCATCCGCCAGAGCCTTGATCTGTTTCGTTACCATTACATCGGCATCTTCAGCCGCCGACACGAGTCTCTTCGCGTGCGCCCTGATATTCGCGCGCTCTACTTCGCTGATCTGTATGAACGTTCCGTCGTCGTTCTTCAGCCATCCGTCAACCATCTTCGGCTTCGGTGGAGTGACCTTCGCCAATGGATTGACCTTCGGTGGAATGCCGAGACGCTGCTCCAACTGTGCGAGCGTCATCGGATTGCCACGGAAGTCCACCAACTGTGTCAGGTTGATATCACCGTTGCGCCATAGGTTCGCGCGCTTCGGTCCGAGTAACTTATCGGCGAACGATGTCGGCTTGCTCTTCAGGAAGTCCGAGAACGAGATGTCCGCCGGGACTTGCCCATCCATGCTCGCGCGCGTACTCACTGGGAATTCTTCGATGTCGAGACCAAGTTCCTTGAAGCTCTTCGTCACAGGTCGCAGTCGTGATCGACAATTGAAGTGACGCGGCGGACCACCGTTGAACGGCAATGTCGGAGCACCCGGCGGGAAGGGTATCGATTGGAGTGTGTTGATGTCCCACATCTGCCCGCTGTACGCAACGCAAATATCGGATGTCTTGTTGTCGAGTGTTGAGAGTTGAACGAAGGCTTTGATTACATCACTGTTCGCTTGGAACGATGCCAGTGCTGCTTCATTCGTCACAGCGCTGATAGAAGTTGCTGCGAGAGCAGACGCTTGAGCCTTTGTTGCTTTCATGATGCCGGGAGTTGTAACGCCGTCTACCGTTCCACCGAACACGCGTGTCGCAGCTTGCGTCAGGCTTTCGCCGTTCCGCATGGACGTCCGCATGGTGTCCATGAATAAATCTCTGAAGGATTGGCTTTGCCTCGCCCACCATACGGAAGGTCTACTTCCGTTTACCAGTGTCCCGGACACGAGCGCTTTTATCGTCGCCGGATCGAGCTTTGTCCCTTTGAACCCTATTGCACCCATGAATTTTGTCCAGCCAGTAACAGAACGCGATCTCTGTCAGCCACACCATACCAGTGATCACGATAAACATCCCCCACACGAAGCCGAAGGTATCGAAGAAGTGACTCACGCAGCACCTTCCCCGTCCTTGAGTTCTTTCACCACCGGGACATACTTATTGCACGCCACTTCTTTGATCATGGTTCCTACTGGCGGTTGTATCTCTACAGCGTAGCAGGACGGGACTAACAGCTTCTCTTCTTTGCAGACCAGATCGACTGAATAACTGTTCGCGAATACGCAAGCAAGGATGATGGCTTCGAACACTTCATTCTCCTTTTGCTAGATTGCCCTGCCTTTGTAGCAGAGCAGAGAGTTGTAATTTCAGTATCTCAAGACGGGTATTCTGCGAAGTGTCCCGGTCTTCTTCAGGGATGCTGGACAACCACTCGATCTCAAGCACGAGCAATTTGATCTGCGTGTCCACGTCTCCGACTTCACGGTCAATGGCTTCCTTCAGATGATACTCACCAGCATTCGCGTCTTTCATGTAGCGATCATCGAGCGTGAAGATCGCCGTCAACAGACCGACAGCAGAAACGATTGCAGTGACACTTAGACCCGTCTGAACATGTTGCTTCATAGCGCCTTCTCTAATGCTTGAACCGTGGCTTCTTCTTCAATGCGAACGACCCTTATCAGGTCGGACTGGTTTTCTTTTCCGATCTCTCGATAGGCTTCATCGATGATCTTTTTCGATTCAGCGTCGAGACGATTGATACGACGTTCTCGTGCATCTGTACGATCAGTGCCGAAGGGATCAATCTTTGCGGCGAGTTGTTTAAGATCAGACGCAAGCCTGTCCAGTCGTTTCTCAACACGTCGCTGACAATCGCCAGTTACACGCCGAATCGCAATGTCATGTGAGATCAGATCATCATGAATCTTGTCATTGATGCCATCACTCACAATTCATCGCTTCCCTACGGTGTTCCGCCGAGACTTGCCGGAACTGGCGGCGTAATGTTCTTCGCCGCACCACCTGATTGATCGCGCAATTGCGGATCGGATTTCGCGCCGGATGGGAGCGCTTTCTTGCCGTGCGTATTACGGAAGCCCTTTCTTGCAGAACCTTTCACTGTGTTTCCCATGCCATTCTCTCCCAAGAATTAAGTGTGCTTGTTTCCATGATCCTATACTTTCAGATCGGGTTTGTCATCCATCGGGGATTTCTTCCCGAACGGTGGAGCGTCTTCCGGTGGAGCGTTCGGGTCAGGCGGCGGCATCATCGGCGGCGGAGCCTTAGTCTGCGCGGACCGTGTCAGAAGGACGTGTGAGTGTCCTTCATCCACCGATGTCCTGATGCCCATGTCGCTCCACTCATGCTGATGCACGATGCCTTCTTCGTCAGCATCACTGCTCGTCATGCCGCCGTCTTCGAGGATGTGACGATGCCCGTCTTCCTCGGATGTGTAGTCACCGACCTTGTTCCTGCCAGCGTGCTCCGGTTCCTTGTCTTCCTGATCCTCGATGCCGAGTGCGTCGTCTGATGTTGCTGATCCAGCGCTCTCGATATCCAGCAGGTCGATCTCGGTCTGTGCGTTGAAGTCTTCCGACAACAGCCCACGTCGCTTGATCTCTTTCAGGAATGTCGTCTGTGATATCTCGCCCGCTTGACGTGCCTTCAGCAAGAACTCCAGATCGGCGGCGTCTGCCATGTCGATTCCGAAATCCTTGAACACAGTCAGGGAGCCACCGTTGTCACCAAGCTCCATCCACTCTGCGAATAAATTGAGCACGCCTTCCAGCACTTCTTCGAGTTCCTGCGAGATCATGCCCAGCGCACTATTCGCTTCAGCAGAATCGATGGCGGATTGCGTTGCAGTGACACTCCCGCCGCCCGGACGCTTCATCATGGTCTCTAAGCCGAGGAACTGGATACGTTCTTCAAGGTCTTTGAGATCGTTGCGCCCCGACTCAATGCCTTTGCCTGAGTGCTCGACGTAGGTGAGCTTCGCGCTCGACGGTCCCTTCAGGAATGTGTTCGAACCGACAGACACCGAGAACTTCGTGTCTTCATCACCGAAGCCCGTTGCGAACAGGATAGGCACTCGTGCGATATGCAGAAGATTGCGTTGATC